CTGGGAAGAAGTCCTGCGGCCGATGCTCTCGACGTGTCAGTACGCAATCCCGGGTGTCGGCATGCGCAAGGGCGGCCACGCGCTGCGGATTGGCACTCCGAAGGGCTTCAACCACTGCTACGACACGTATCTCGATGGCCGTCCAGGCCATGAGCCTGACCACAAGAGCTGGCTTTACACCTCGCTCGACGGTGGCAACGTCCCGGCCGAGGAATTGGAAGCGGCCCGTCGCAAGATGGACCCGCGCACCTTCCGGCAGGAATACGAGGCCAGCTTCGAAAACTATCAAGGTGTTGTGTACTACACGTTCAACCGTGAGAAGAACCGCACCAGCGAGACGATCAAGCGCGGCGAAGCGCTGCACATCGGCATGGACTTCAATGTCATGAAGATGGCAGCCGTGGTGCACGTCATCCGTGACGACCTGCCCCTGGCTCTCAGCGAGTTCTCCGAGGTGCGCGACACGCCCGAGATGATCGAGAAGATCAAGCTTCGCTTCCCCGACCACAGCATTGCGATCTACCCAGACGCCAGTGGCCAGAACACCAGCAGCAAGAGCGCGAGCGAGTCTGACCTGTCGCTGCTCAGGAAGGCGGGCTTCACCGTCGTGGTGGACTCGACAAACCCTGCGGTGAAGGACCGGGTCAACGCCATGTGCGCGATGTTCGCGAACACCTACGGCGAGCACCGTTATCTGGTGAACGTGGATCAGTGCCCGAAGTACACGCAGTGCCTGGAACGCCAGATCTACACAGACAAGGGCGAGCCTGACAAGAAGGCCGGCTACGACCACCTAGTTGACGCTCCCGGCTACTTCATTGCCAAGCGCTACCCGATCAAAACACGCACAGGCGGAACTCGCCGTATTGGAGGCTTGGCCTGATGCCAGTGCAATCTACCAACCCCGAGTACGACATCCACCTGCCAGAGTGGCAGATGATGGACGACGCGCTCGAAGGGGAATGCGCAATCAACCGCAGTGTGAAGTACCTGCCGAAGCCATCCGGGATGGTCGAGGCAGAAAAGCTGGATGCGGCTGGCAATGCATACCTCTACAAGAACTACCGCGACCGCGCCCAGTACGAGCACTGGGTTCGCGATTCGCTGCGGTCGATGATGGGCCTGGTCTCCCGGCTCATTCCCGAGATCAGTCTGCCGGCCGGTTTGAAAGACCTCGAAACCAATGCCACGGCCGACGGATTCGACCTGAAGCAACTGTTCATGCGGATGGTGCGCCAGGTGGTCTCTCACGGCCGCATTCCGCTGGTGGTGAACGTGGACGACAGCGGCAAGCCGTATTTGTCGACCTACGCCACGCGCAATGCCATCAACTGGGACACCGCCGATCAGGGCGGGCGACAGGATCTTGTGCTTTCGGTGTTCCGTGAGTTCAGGAAGAAGGCTGATGACCGCTACAGCCACGAATGCGTGACGGTTTACCGTGAGTTCTACATGGTGGACGACGTCTGCTACACCGCGGTGCGCAATGAGGGCGGCGAAATAGTTGATCCAGACCGCCCCCTCGGCACGATCGGCAACGACAACCGGTTGGTGCGCGGCCTGGGCTACCTACCGGTGATCTACTGCGGTTCCACCGACAACTCTCCCGACGTCGATGAGGTTCCGCTGTTGACCATGGCTCGTGCTGCCGTGAAGTCGTATCAGCTCAGCGCCGACTACTTCACCGCACTGCATCAGACTAGCCACCCGCAACCATGGGTCGCAGGACTGGATGACAAAGTCGAATTGAGCGTGACCGGGCCGTCGGCAGCATGGGACCTAGGTCCGAGCGGTTCGTGTGGCTACCTGGAGTTCCAGGGGGCTGGTATCGAGGCTGTTCGCCAGGCAATGGAAGATCAGAAGAATGCTGCGCTTGAAGCTGGCGCCAAGGTCATGGACGCCAGCGGCGTCGAGTCTGGAGAAGCCCGCAAGACGCGCCAGAACGACCAGCATGCCACACTACATAGCATCGTCATCACCGTTGCGGCTGCGATCGAGCAGGGCCTGAGATACGCGGCTGAGTGGACAGGCTACAACCCGAGCGAAGTCACTTTCACGGTAAAGCCCGAGTTCATCATCCCTGATGTGGATGCGCAGGTTCTGGCTGAGCTGCAGAAGGCGGTGTCCGCCGGCGGCATCAGTTGGGACACGTACTGGCAGTATCTGACTACTGGGAAGCTGCCGGAACGGGCCTACGAAGAAGAAGCCACGATGGTCAGTGAAGACACTGACTCTGCTCGCGGCTTGAACCTGGACAATGACGATGGCAGCGAACCCCCAGCTGGATCCAGACAGCCAGCTCCTAGAGCAGACGACCCGGCATAGCGTCATGCTGGAGCGACTGAAGGCTGGCGAGGTGAAGAAGTTCGAGCGGTACCTGCGCCAGATCGATACTGTCGTTCGGGATCAGCTCACCCGCAAGGAACTGACCACCTACAGCCGACAGCGACTGGAAGAGTTCCTGGCTCGTGTCGATGGCAAGTTGCTGGACATCTACAAGGCCTACAGCGATGTGGTCCAGGCGGATCTGGTCGATATCGCTCTATACGAGTCGACGTTCGAGGCCAATAGCCTTGGTAATGCCCTGTCGATTGATGCCGTAGTGCCGACCAATGCAGTGATCCGAGCGGCGGTATTTGCCTATCCATTGCAGGTGACGGGGCTTGATGGCGGAAAGCTGCTCAAGCCCTTTATCATTGGATGGACGCGGTCTGAGTCGATGCGGATCACCAACGCCATCCGTCTCGGTTTCGGGCAAGGCCAGACCAATGCAGAGATCGTGAAAGCGATTCGCGGCACCGCGGAACAGAATTTCACGGACGGCATTCTGGCCGTTAGCAACCGCAATGCTAAAGCAGTCGTTCAGACCGCACTTCAGCATGTGGCCAGCACCGCGCGCATGGAAACGCTAAAGGCGAATGCCAATGTGGTGCCGGGCTATCAGATCGTTGCAACCCTGGACCGAAAGACCAGTGCGCAGTGCAAGAGTTTGGATGGTCGCGAGTATGAGATGGGCAAGGGGCCTGTGCCCCCATTCCACATCAACTGCCGGACCACCGTCATTCCTATCACGAGGTTGTCGGCGCTGTTCGGGCAGGGGGCTACTCGAGCTTCCGTTGGTGCCGGTGGCGGCGGACAGGTATCGGCGAACCTCAGCTACTACCAGTGGCTCAAAACACAGCCGGCGGTTTTCCAAGACGCGGCATTGGGGCCGGTGCGGGGGAAGCTATTCCGTGATGGTGGACTGACGCCGGACAAGTTCGCGGCTCTCCAGCTCAGCACCAACTTCAAGCCGTTGACGTTGGAACAGATGAAAGCGCTCGAGCCGAAAATGTTCGAACGAGCCGGGGTAAACTAACCGCCTACCACTTCAGGGCGCGCCATGATCATCGTCGAGCACGGCAGGGGCGACAATCCCGAGGCGAACAGCTACACCGACACGGACGCGCTACGGTTTCATGGCGACTACTACGGGTTCCCGGTGCCTGCTGATGAGGCAGGTCGGGCCGAGTATCTGCTGAAGGCCGCACGGGCCATTGATGCGATGCAGTGGAAGGGCAGGCCTTCATCGGTCCGACAGCCTTTGGCCTGGCCGCGTGATGGGATAGTGATCGCCGGTGAATTCCTCAGCAAGACGATGATCCCCTACGGCATCCACCATGGGCAGACCATGCTGGCCATCGAGCTCTACGCTGCTGATCATGGGATTGAGCTGCAAGAGCCCACGCATTCGTTCAACGGCGAGAAGCGGATGCCGCTAACGCGCAGCACCGCTGACCACCGCAACCATCCGCCGCTATGGGTGGAAAGCAGGACGCAATTCGCGGATTATCTCGCACTGCGCGGCTTGCGCTTGGTAGCTAAGGGATAGCGAATGTTCAAATTGGTGCGGTGGGTGTTCCTGATTTTTGTATTGGTTACCGCTGGCGGTCTCGTGTTTTTGCTCGGCCTATCGTTCGGGCTCGGAAACAATCACGACAGGTTCATTACAGAGACGGTGCCGGTCCTGTCCATGCTAGGCGGGTGGGT